GGGGGATTGTCATGTCCGGCCTCCTTTCAGCTCTTGATGATCCAATTTACCACCAGGTAGGGCTGGAGGTTGTTATGCGCTCCACCTCCACCTTCGGAGTAAATTGCGTGGACGTGGGCACTCTCGTTGTTGACCGTTACAGTGTGGGAGTGGTCACCAGCGGCCTGGGTGTAGGCATCTTGGCCAACGCGGTAGAACACGTCGGTTCCTGCCGCACTGAGTTTTGTGTCATTCGGGAAGTCTCTAGTTAGATGTTGGTGGCTTCCAGTGGTGTTTGTTGAGGCGGTGTGGGTATGGGTTGTTGCCAGCGTCTGCCCATAGTGATCGTGGTTGGGCATTTCGCTGGTGCTTAGGGTGACGGTTTTAGCTCCGCCTGTTTCGGCTAAAGAGTCAAATTCTGTTTGTGCTGTGTCGCGGCCGACGGGGACGCGACCTTTGAGGTTTGGCAGGTTGAACGATGATCCTGAGCCGCCGTATGTGTATCCGATGACTGCGAATAGGGTGGCGTAGGTTGCCGTCGATACAGAACTGCCGTCGCAGAGAAGCCATCCGCTTGGAGCTGCGGAACCAGCAAATGCGGTCATTGCGCCGGTGGGGGCGGCGGTAGGGGCTGGGAGGTTGTTTAGGTACAACTCCAATTCTTGGTCGCGGTTTTCGATCAGGTCGCGTGGTTTAGGGGGCAGGTCATCCATGTCGGCGCCGCGGAACGTGTATTGAAAAATTGCCATCAGTCTTCACCGATGGCGATCACTCGGCGGATTCGACATCCCTGAAATGTGATGACAGGGTAAAAACCGTATGCCTTGATGGCGTCATCTACTCGGAACCGGTGCAGGACTCGGGCGCTGTTTGCTGTGACCGATGACAGCGTTGTTGTGTATGTCTGGGTGCTCGATGTCAGCGTCGGTGTTTGGGTGACGCTGTAGTCAATGGCTCCTGTTGGGACGATGCGGGCCGCAACTGACGCGTTGCTGGACAGCCCGGTAATGGCTGTTGTGTCGTAGACGGCCTCAACCATTAGGTCGCGCACGGTCATTGGTTTGCTATGCCAATACTCGGATAACTGGACACTTGCTGACGTTGGCGTCGTGGAAAGTGTTGTAGTGAAAGTTGGCGATGGGTATGCCTCGGCGTAGCCGAATTGGTAGATTTCGATGTTTCCGTCGGCATCGAAACATGCTGCTGTTGATCTGCCCTGGTTGGTAATGCCTGCGAATGCGTCAATCGGTTCGGCAATGTATGCCTGTGGTTGGGTCAGGAAGTTCGGTCGGCTGACGACCATTCTGACGAACGGGCCGCCTGCTTTTTGGACGTAGAACGCGCCGTTGGATAGCCAGACCGCAATGTCGCCGCCGCGCAACAGGTTGAAACAACTTTCGTCTGCGTATGACAAGGCGTAGTCCTGTACGTCAATTCGAGCAATTTCTGCTGATGACGCTCCGAGCAGTTGGTAGATGCGGGTGTCTTGGGGGTATTCAAGTTTGTCTTCAGCGAGAAAGATAATTGAGCGTCCTGACGCTTTGGCGTTCCTCATTCCATCGAGGAGTTCGTTGGCTGGCGCAATAAGTTGGATGTTGACCGATTCACCGAGAACGCCTGTGACGCTGTAAACGCCAACACCAGTAACTACGACCATGTCATTGGCTCGAGGGATGATGGTCTGAATTGCGCCTGGCAGTTCGTAATAGTTAGTCAGGCTGAATGTGGTCTTCGTATTGTCCGAATAATAGAAACGGTTGTTCTCCGTCGATCCTGTGTTTTGTGACCAGACAACTAGCCGTGATTTGTAGTCGACAATACTGTCGACCGAAAATACGGGGAAAATGCCAGATACAAGCGAGTCAGTCGGTGTTCCCCAAATGGGGAGTGTGCACTTGCGAATGTCTGCGTTTGTGTTGTTGACGTAGTACAACGTCATTTGGCCCGTTGTGGAGAAGTCGTTCGTCGTCGTGCAATTACCATTTACTACGCCTGTAAGCGCGGTTGTAGAAATCGTTGTTGCTCCGCCGTAACCACCATCAACGCGAACCATGCGGCTGTATTGGGTTGTTACCGACGCGACTGTCGTCGCCTCTGTTACAACAAAATAGGAGTCGCTGTAATAGTTGAAACCATAGAAGATTCCGCTACTTGCGGAGTAGAAATCGCCTGCGTGTTGAATGTTTGATTGGCCGACGTATCCGGCGCCACCAGGGATTAGTTCGCCTTTCCCATTGAGGGTGGCGTTTGTGCCGTACCACGTGTTTCGTGGAAGTTCGGCTGACCGGTTGCCCATGTAATGGCCGCCGGAGAAGTCGTCGTAGGTGATTTGGAATGTGCCCATTGGCTATTCCCAGACGGCGTAGTCGGTGGTGCGGTTGAACTTGATTCGCTTCTGGATTGTCGTCCGGTTGTCGTCGTTCATCGTCTTGAGCCAGTTGCCGTATTCCTGCAGGTACAGCGAGGCACGGGTTTCGTCTTGGCGTCGAGCAGCGCAGAGGTAGGCGGCGTAGGCGCAGATGCTGTAGTGGTAGACCGCAGGCATGAGCGGCGTTGCGCCGTCGGTTGACAGGGTCGGCTCGTTGCGGAAGTAGTAGAACGTGGCCGTCGGTGAGGTGGAGGGGATGGGCCAGAGAGCGATGTTGTTGCCGTAGATCACCCAAGCGTTGCCGACATCGCTGGAATCGGCGTCGAGGTAAGTCTCGAACGGTACTGCTTGGGCGACGGCTCCGTTGATGACGAGCTGTTGTGCTCGCATGAAGTCGGATGGCAGGGTGGCGAAGCCAGTGGTGGTGGAGAAGACGGGGGTGCTGGTTCCTGACAGCCACCACCAGTCACGCTCGGCAGAGATACGGCTGAGCGCGTTGTTGATTGACGAATTCACATACGAGTCAGTAATCAGGGCGTCACCTGCGCTGGGGATGGCGAGGCGGTCTTTGATTTCTGTTCGGAGTTCGCCGCGGTTCATCAGACGACCTGGATGCTGTACGCCTGTGCGCTGTTGGAAATCAGTTTCACTTGCGGGCTGGTGCCATCGCCAGGCAGGCTGACAGTCATGCCGATGGTGACGACATAGGTGTCATCGCCTGAGATGGTTGGGGTGGCGACACCTTTGGTTGCGTCACCGAAAGTGAAGAAGATCGGGTCGCCTGAGGTGGTGCGGTTGGATACCAGGATGAACGATGCCGGGTTGGCAAGGTTGACGGTGTCGACCGTAGAGGGTGTCAGGACGGCGTGTTTGGCTGTGTTGACGCTGTATGTAGCCATTACTTGCCTTTCTTTGCCATGCTGTATTGGCGCCGGTTGCCGCCATCCAGGTGTCCAACGTCTTGAATGAGTGCCCAATGGAGCTTGTCAGCCAACTCGAGCCGCTTGTCCCGTTCTTCGGTTTCGTGCTTGTCGCGGATGGCCTTGTTGCGCTTCATCAGGTCTTCGTGCAGTTGCTTGCCCTTTTGCCAGTCACCTTCGATCAGTTTTGTGATGAGGGTGTGGTCGCAGCGGGTGTGGGTGCAGGCGATGTATGGCTCTCCGATGGCATCCACCATCCAAACCTCGAACCGTTGGGCGATGGGGTTGAACATCAGCGATGCTGACGGGTCGCCTCGCCAGCCCGATTCGTCGCCCTTTTGGATGCGTGTGGCGATGTCGTAGACATCCCAGGACACTTCAGCCATTTGGCCTCCGCCCTGGACATTTCCCATCAGGTCTGCTGCGCGAATCATGCGACCATCATAGACATTGGGGCCGGTCACCCGAAGGTAACCGACCCCAACTGCCGTGTGTGTTGTTGCTGGTTACGCGCCGACTGCACGGAACCGAACGGTCACGGTGGACACGTTCGTCGTGTTCGGCACTTCTGCGAGCGCACCCGTTGCGGCGGTCTGCCGATACAGGAGCACCTTGGGGTCGGAGGTTGATCCATCCCAGACTGCGACATACCCGGTTGCACCAGCAACCTGGAGCCAGTCGAGACGGGTCAACCCGAATTCCGACGGGACGAAGGCTTCGCCGCCAGTCGGGTAGGACGAGTCGAAGGTGATGACACCGTACGATTCCTTCCGACTGCCGGGAACTTCCGGCCCAATGGTCAGGGCTACTGATGCCATGTCAGATCGTCACCTCGGTGATGTCCTTGATGACGAAGTGGGCGTTGCGCTGCTTGCAGGCGAGTTCGCCGTACATGTAGAGCGTGGCCTCGTAGGCGTCGAGGTCGGGCTTGCGGTTCATCACCGCGCCGTCGAGGTCCATGAACTGGAATCCGTCGCCGACCTGGTGGTAGACGAGCACCTCGGGGTTGATGCCGTACAGGCGGTTGTTCGGGCAGTCGAAGTCGGCGTAGAGCGCCGTCGGTGCCTCATCGCCCTTGCCGGAAACCGACGGGCTGTAGAACTGGATGCCTGCGTAGCCACCCTTCAGCTGGGTCTGCTCCATGTTCCGCTTGAGGGAGAGGAGGAGGTTGCTGATGGCGAGGTTGACGCCTTCGGCCGACACCAACAGGCTGGGCTTCTTGCCCGAGTTGGTGAGGACCTTCATGATGGAGCCGGTGATGAGGGACTCGGTGATCGAACGGTTGGTTCCCGAGTTCGAGTTCACGTACGCCTTCCACTTGGGCTGGGTCGACGGGTTGATCGTGTGAAGGATCGCGCTGTCGTCGACGATGGTCTGGAGGCCGGTGAGTTCGACCTGGCCGTCGCCGGGCTGACCGGTGTTGCTGGACGCTCCGCCTGCACCACTACGGAAGATGAAGTGGCTCGAGGAGGTGGTGACAGCAGCGCCGGAGATGGCGATGGTCTTGTTCGTCTCGTCGACCGAGGTGACGGTACGGGCCGAGGCGACCGTGGTCGGGGCTGCGACCGTTCCGATGTCGACAACCATGCCGCCGTCGAAGAACAACTGGCGGAGGGCGGTCGAGCCGGTGGTGGAGGCCAGAACGACGGTGGTGCTGGACGAGGTGGTGCCGCACTGTGCGATGACACCGTTCGAGGTGCCCCACAGCTGACGGTTCACGTCCTTCATCGCGTCCTTCTTGATGCCTTCCATTTCGGCGTCGAGGGCGTCGATGAACGCGCCGCGATCCGAGACGGCCTGGCGGATGGTCGGACCCGAAAGCTGGATACGTCCGTAGACGTAGCGCACGGGCACCGGAACGGTGGCGTACGCCTGGTTTCCTGCGGTCGGGAGGGTGCCGTTCTCAGCGCGAGCGCCGACACCGGACGAACGTCCCAAGTGCACGGCGTGGCGGGCGATACGGCCCTGGACGGTGTCCTTGCGCGTTTCGATCTGCGAAAGGATGAAGTTGGCTTCGTTGAGGTTGTCGAGGAAATCCTTGTAGTCGTCCTTCAGGATCGCATCGACCGTTGACAAACTTGCGGGCATTGTTGCTCCTTGGTCGTGGTCTGCTGATTTGTTGAACGCAACCTGAACGTGCCGTCCGGCAATCGCCACTACACCATCCGGTGTTTTGTTGTGCGGTCGCTATGTGTAGTGGCTATCCGGCCACATGTTGGTCAGCATACACCACATGTTGTGGTGTCATGCAACCATTACAGTCCGTTGGCCTCGAGACGTGCGAGTGCGCGTTCACGCGGCGATGTTGCCTGCCCGACCTGACTCACGGCAGTGACACCGTTGGCGATAGGGGCACCCATTGCCTGTGATGCTTCGGCGCGTCGCTGGGCGATGGCGGAGGCCCGCTGGATCAGTTCGTCTTCGACTTCACGGATGGCAGCGTTCAGGTCAAGGTCGGGGCGCTTGGACGCGGCGACGATGGCTGCGGTAGCGATAGCCGAGTCGGGCTGGTAGCCAGCCTGGACCAGGGTCTGCTCAATCTGCTGTTCGTGGTACGCCTGGGCCTGCTGCATCTGGAACTGTTCGATCCGCTGGTTGACCATCTGTTCGACGGCCTGCGGGGTCAGTCCCTGGGCGGCTCCGTCCAGTTGGGCCTGCTGGGTGATAGCAGCCTGCTGGGCCGGTGAGACGAATTCTTGGAATCTGTCTCCGGCGAGGGTGCGGGCGTTGTCGATCATCCATCGGGTGGCAGTTTCGGTGTCTCCGGTGGCGTATGCCTTCACGAAGTCCTGAATGGCTCGAGCGTCGTCGGGGTGCAGGTTCCCGAACGATTGGGCAATCGGCTTGTACCGTTCCCGTTCCTTGACTCGGTCCTGTACTTCTGCGTCGTACTTGGCTTTCCAGTCGACGGCGGTTTCGGCAGGCGCAGCGTCACCTGTCGGCGC